GTTCAAGCGGAGAGGAAACAAATGCCTTATGGGTCAATAGAATCGTAAGTGCATCTGAGGTTTTATACAGTTTAACTAGTAGTTATGACCAATCTACATGGGAAGTATCAGGTAGTATTATATCTAACAAAACCCAAGGTGGAGATGGATGGTTATTAGTAGAATCTAGTAAAAATTTAGTACCTACAGCTTCAGGACAATGGTTTGCAGATATATCTCCTTATTTAAATTTGTATGCTCCTGCAATTTGGGATGAAACACCTTTAATATGGCAGGATAACAATGCCTCACCTATTTCTAAACTTGATTACATATGGAATATCTTCCAAGGTTATTTAACACGTAAAGGAGATGGTGGATTCATTGACACAGAACGAGTGTGGGTATCAGGATCAAATGATCCTACCATAAATGATTATGTATCCCCAAATGAGAATGGTACATTTAACACATATCAATACTAATGGAAAATACAAAATTTAACTTCTCGTCAATTAAAAAGGAAAAAATGTCCGTGAATAACGGATTTGATAGAGAATCTAACCCATATAGGGAATCACATCCCGATATGCCTAAGTATATGAAATTTGGAGCTGATAATCAGTATCCAGAATATTTAATTTCATTATACAACCAATCTTCAACTCATGCCTCATGTGTAAATGCAATTGTTCAAGCAGTTACAGGTGAAGGATTAATAACAGAGGATGAAGACATACTAAAAGTTGCTAACAGAGAGGGAGAATCATGGAACGATATCTTCGCCAAAGTAGCTTTAGATTATAAATTATTCGGTGGATATGCTTTAGAGATTATTTACTCTAGAGATAGAAGCAAAATTGCAGAAATCTATCACGTTGACTTTAGTCACGTTCGAGCAATGGAAAAAAACGATAGAAACAAAATACCAGGATTTTATATTTCTTCAGAATGGAAACCCATTTGGAATTATAATATAGAACAAGACGATAAAGAATTACCTCGATTACCAGCTTTCAATTTACAGAAACGTAATGAGGAACCAAAACAATTATTATACCATAATCCTTATAGACCAGGTCAACAATACTACCCATTACCAGATTACGTAGCAGGAAGTAAAGTTATTGATTTAGATCAGGAGGTAGATAATTTTCATATATCAAATATCCGTAATGGTTTAGCACCATCACTTGCAATTACAACATTTACAAATGCTAATGATGAGGAAAGACAAGCTATAGAAAATATGTTACGCTTACAATACGAAGGTACTAGTAATGCAGGAAATATGCTTTATATGGACGTTGCAGATCCAACGTTAAAACCAGATATAACCCCGATTCCACAGAATGGGGCCGACGATTATTATACCACGTTAAATGACGTTGTTTCACAGAAAATTTTAACGAGTCATCGTATAACAAGTCCAGCACTTTTAGGAATTAAAGAAAACACTGGATTAGGTAATAACGCAGACGAGCTTGAGACGGCTTATAGATTATTCTTAAACACAGTTGTATTACCATTTCAACAAAGCATATTAGATGGGCTTGAAGGTTTATTAGAAGTAAATTACGGACCATTAACATTAGGTGTAATACAGAAAAACCCATTATTTGAATATGATGATGCGGAAGAAGCAGAAGTAGTAACTTCTCAAGAAGCTAATATAGATGATGAAGCAGTATTAGATGATAAAATAGAAGATGGATCACCTTTAACAGCATAAAGATATGACAACAACACTTTTAATAAGCGAAGCTAAAGTAAGAGCATTTAGCGATGTAAACGAATCAGTTGATGACTCGTTAATGGTTAATGCCATTAGAGAAGCTCAAGATATAGTTATACAACCAATTATTGGTACTAAACTATACAATGTTATCATAGATAAAATCGATAACAGTTCAGTTAGTGGTTCATATCAAACACTTTTAAATGATTATATTCAACCAGCATTAATTTATGCTTCATTATATAACATAACGGAAAATGTTTACGTAAGAACACGTAATAACGGATTGTTAATCCCTACAGGAGGAGAAAATAGTCAAAACGTTGATAAAACAATGTATGATACTAAACGTCAATCTATATTTAACAAACAACAATTTTATTCAGATACATTATCAAGATATTTAAGCGAAAAATTTAATTTGTTCCCTGAATTAGGACAAAATACCGAACTATATCAATTTATACCTGATTATGCATCACAATATCGTTCACCGATTGTAATGCAGCGAAATACAAGAGCAGTTTATTTAAACTTAGCTCAGAAAGCAGGATTACCAATTGTTAACTCAGCGTATCCAAGTTATCCACCTCCAGGAAATAATAAAAATATAATATAATATGGCACAAGATTTATCAGGCTTATACATTAGCCAATCATTTCAAAACTTAGTACAAAGAAGCGCTAGTGGTGCTTTTAACGTACTTGCAACAGCTACAGGTACGGAATTCGTACCCGTATCAGCAAGTTATGCTATATCAGCATCTAACGCAGTAAACGCAGATAACGTTATAAGTTCAAGTTATGCCGTATCATCGTCACACGCAGTAAATGCCGACGTTGCTATTAGTTCATCGCACGCTGTGAATTCAGATAGTGCTATTAGTTCATCTCACGCATTAAACGCAGATAACGCAGTAAGTTCATCATATGCTTTAACAGCATCTTACGCCACAAATGCAGCGCCTCCTTTCCCATACACAGGTTCAGCAGAAATTACAGGTTCATTAGGTGTAACAGGTTCAATGGTAGTTACAAGAAATGAAGTTGGAGTTAACTCGACATTAATAATTAAAGATGAAGCACAAAATTCATATAATGATGGTCCTACATTACAATTTAGTGGTTCAAATGTTGGTTTAATTAAATCAGCACCAGCTACAAATATGAAAATTGTAGCAGAAAGAGATTTTGAATTAAATGTAGGTCAAGGTGGAACTGGTGCTCAATTTAATATAACTCTTCAAGATCACCCTGCTGGTCAATTTATTATTAATGATTTAGGAAAAGGGTCATCAAGATATATTCACGATAATTTAAATGAATCAGGTAGTATATCATTTGCTAATCCTGCTTTAGATGCAGGTATTGCTATAAGAATAGATGATAATAGAATGGCATTAGAAATGCGTTCTGGTTCAATATCTGTTCCTATTATTGAAAGAAAAGTAGCAACAAGAGAAATTAACGTATACGATTCTACTTTTAGTACAGGTTCATCAGGACAAGTATTAAGTTCAAACGCACAAGGTGGTATTGAATGGGCCGCCGGAGGTGGAGGAGGTTCAGCTTTTCCATTTACAGGTTCAGCAAAAATAACAGGTAGTTTAGAAGTTACAGGTCCTACAAATTTTATAGGGGGTGTAGTACAAAACGGAACTGGATTTTCTACATATTTTGGTTTAAATTCAGGTACAGCAGCTCTTGTACCACCTGTTTCAAATAAATTTAGTACTGGGTTTGGTGTTGGAACATTAAGAGATGCTACAGGTACAGAAAATGCTGCTTTTGGTGGTGATACTTTACAATTTAATACTGGAGGTTCAAGAAATGCAGCTTATGGACAAGCTGGTTTAAAGCAAAATCTTACTGGTGGTAATAATTCATCTTTAGGTTGGAATACTTTAAGTAATATAACATCAGGAGATAGAAACACAGCTATAGGTGCTGAAGCAGGTAGAGTAATAGTAGGAAGTGCAGATAATACTAATTCAATTCAAAGTGTATTTATTGGAGCAAATACAAAACCACTTAATGTTGGTGATACTAATACAATTGTAATTGGATATACTGCAGAAGGACAAGGCTCAAATACAGTAGTATTAGGTAATACCTCAATAACAGATACACAACTAAGAGGTAATGTAGCATCAACTGGAAGGTTAAGCATAACAGGCTCAGCCAACATTGGTGGTGGTAATCATACTATAGGTGGAGGTAATAACTTAGCAGTAGGAAGTTCAAATACTAATAATAGTCAAGGAGGTATTGTTGTAGGAAATTCAAATAGTGTTTCTGGAGAAACAGCCGTAGTATTAGGTGGTGAACAAGTTAGTGTAAACTCAGGTTACTCTGGAACATTAGCAGGTGCCTCAAATGGTATAACAAATGCTGATACATCAGTAATATTAGGTGGTTACCAAAATAACTTACAAGGAACAAGAACATTTATAGTAGCGGGTAATGCCAATACCGTAAATAACGGAACAGATTTTTCAGGTATAATAGGTGGTCAAAGTAATACAATTGCAACTAATATAACAGCATCAGCCGTTATAGGTGGTAAATCAATCACAGCAGATAAAAATGAGACAGTATTTGTCCCAGAATTAGAAATAGACACTGTAGGTGGAGGTATTACAATGTATTCACCTAATGGAACAGAATATAAATTAACAGTATCAAATGCAGGAGCATTAGTTATTACATAATAGCGTGGTTTAGCTAAACACCTTTCATATATTGATAACGTTTTAAATATTATGTTATCGTTAAAGGTGAAATTAGTTGTGCTATGAACTAGACTAAGAGCAGGATTCCCACAGAGTCCTGCTTTCACTGACTTCTACAAAATAACTTGGAGACGTGTAAAAAGTTTATTACATTAATACGTATACATGAACAGAGCAGTGGTTCTCTATAACCCACCAAACTTCCGTTGAAATAGCCAGGTTGGATCAGATCAATCATTTTATTTATTAAGCCTAAGTTTTTGCTAAACATTTTGTTTTCCTTAGGATATGGGAGGGGTGAAAAAAATAGTTTGTCCCTATTGTTTCAATACCTAAGGTCGTATTTATAACTGGAACGAATAAATATAGGGGAAATAAGGGCTGATAAGGCGTAAACATTTCCCACAAAATAACTAGGAGCGCCTAAATAGCCTTCGTATATTATACACTACATAAGCAGCAATGGAAAAGCAGGGATTGAGCAATACTGAGAAAAAGGCAATAATAGATAAGGAATTAACCTTTATCTATCCAGCCCTAGTTATAAATTCTGAGAGAATATGCTCATACATGAAAGATAGTTGGGCTCAAGACTTGCTAACCATTATAATAGAATACTTCTTAAAAATGGACCTTGATAAACAATATACCATTGTTACTACTCCCAGCAAGAATGCATCTTCATTAGAAAAATACCTAACCAGATCAATGGCACTAAGTGTTAAATCAGGTACATCCCCTTTTTATAGAACACATAGAATGATAATGGAAAAGAATAGGGAATTACTTCCAAATTACGATTATAGTGCAATGATAGGTAATGATGATCCCGAAGCAGAAAATCACTGGGAAGATAAATTACAAAGCTTAGGTCCAGCAGTTGATACTCTTAATTATTATGACAAGTATATAATTACAGAACATTATTTTAAACAACAAACATTAGAAGATATATCAAAAAAAACTCAAATACAGCAACAAAGGTTATCTACAGATATAAAGAAAGCACTAGAGAAACTAAAAACTAAATTAAAATAACAATGGAAACTACTTATTGGCTATTTGTAGCCGCAACATCAGTAATATCAGTATTAGGAACAATCATTTATTTTAAATGGGAAGACATTAAAAAATTGGGTTGTAGAAAAATTACATTTATATTTACCAAATCAAAAGTAAGAGATGAAGTATATGATATAATGAAGGATTTAAACCCACAATACAAGAGATATATTAGACAACAAGTAAGAGAATATCTAAAAGAGTTACAAAATACATACCCAGAAATTCAAAAAGAAAAATAATATGGTTAGATTGGTCAAAAAATCAATAAAATCAACAAAGGCACACTATCTAAATATTGATGAAATGAATTTTTTAATAAATAATGATTTACCTTTAAATTACAAAAATGGAAGAAAACGATTCAATAAAAGCAATAATGGGAAAGACGTCAAATAATGACTTTAATATAGAACTAATACCTAATTTCATTACATTTGATGAAGCAGCTAAATTTGTAAAGCTAATAGATAAATCAGATAAGATAGACTCCACAATAGGTGTTAATGGTAAAGTAACAACAAATAATACTCGTATATCCCAGACAGTAAGTTTGTGTGATTGCGATAGAATAGTAATTGATTTAAAACGAAAGGTAGCTAAGGAATTAGATATACCTTTTAACAATATAGAGCCTGTACAAGCACAATTATATGGTGTAGGGGGTAAATTTGATTTACACCAAGATAGTTTTGATACTCAAAATCTTATTAAATTTGGTTTAGCATCAGGTAATCGAGTTAAAACATTAATGATATACCTTAATTTTGATTTAGAAGGTGGTTCAACATCATTCCCTAATATAAATG